GACAAGATGATGTTAGAAAGAAAAACCCATCAACGATTCAACAACCATTAATTAGTGAGAGTTTTGCAAGACACGGAATATCAGTCAATTTTGAATACAATGAAAACACTTCAATAACTTACTACTCACAAAGAGGACAAAATCAATATACAGGTAGTTTTCATTTATTTATGGCAACACCTTGGTTTAGTGATGATAACTTGTTAGAAATAGTTAGTGGTTCATTCAATAAATCTTCATTTAGAAATATTTTAGGTTCATCACCAGTTAGTTCAAGTTTGATTCCTTTGTTCAATACAGGTTCTTTCAGTTCTAATAATTCATATCATCCTGATTACTTAGTTAGAAACCCTGCAGACCACGCAAAAGGGCCAATGGGACAATTTGGAATTGAGTTTCATAAATATAATTCAGCTACTAATGTTTACCAAAATGCAGTTAGTAGTGGTTCATTTCTTATTGAAAAATTTATAATCGGTAGTGGTAGTATTGTTAATAATGAGGGTTATGCTCATCAACATAAATTAGAGATAGTTATGACACCAGATAGAAATATCATAGCTCGTGATAGAGACTTTTTTGTTAATAATAGTGCACCTAAATATGAGTTGATTGGTGATAGGTGGTATGGTAAAAATACTATTATGTTATCAACCGTAAGTGGTAGTTTAGTAAAAATGTTTGATGGTTCGACAAAACAAATTCAAGATGTAGCAGTTGGTGATATAGTTAAATCATATTTACCAGTTGGTATGCCAGATGAATTTTCAGCACAAGATTGGATAGATTATTCTACCACGAGTTTAGATGGTTCAACAATGTCAGGTTCAGTTGTGGTTAGAACATTTGAATCGGAGGCGTTTGGTTATATGTTAGTTAATGGTTCTATAAAGATTCCATACTCAGACCAGGCGATGCATAAAGGAATACAATATTTTACCAAGATTGGAGACACTTGGTCTTGGAAAAAGCCAGATGAAGGATTGTCAGTCGGTAATTACTTTTTAAATTCATCTGAACAAGAAGTAGAGATAACATCCATATCTGAAGTTAGTGAGTCAGTAAAACAATACTCATTAGATGTTGAGGATATTGATACCTACTTTCAAAGTGATATCGTGGTTCATAATTTACCACCAAAATAAGAGGTTATATGAAACAAAATGATAAGTTTCAATTCGTAGTTCATAAAGAAAATTTTTTATCAGTAAGTCAATGTCAAAAATTAATGAGATACTTAGAAACAGGTGAACCAACCGAGTCTGAGTTAGCTGGTAATTATGATAATAATTTATTAAATAAAGTAGTTCGTGATAACAAAGAGGTTGTAATTAACAATAAACAACTTAATGATAAACTACAAATGGTATTTGAGTTATCTAACTTATCGATTTGGAAATATAATATACAAGAAATGGAAAGAGTCAAAATACTAAGATATGAAAATGGTGGTAAATACAAATGGCATACTGATACAGGTGCAAAAGAAACTTCTACAAGAAAATTAACAGCGGTGGTTCAGTTATCAGACGAAACAAAATATGAGGGTGGTAATTTAGAGTTCGGAATCACAGATGATTCAGGTGAGAAAAACTATACTGCTCCAAGAACAAGAGGTAGTATAATTGTTTTTCCATCATTTTTATCACATAGAGTCACACCAATTACAAAAGGTAGAAGATACTCATTAATAACTTGGATGAACGGAGATACTTGGAAATGAAACAAAATAATAATTGGCAATGGTATATGTCAAGACCAAACTTTTTAACAAGTGATGAGTGTGATGAGTTGGTTAAAAGAATTAAAAACACCGAAAAGGGTGAACAAGGTTGTTTAGATGACCACATTGGAGATGACCACAATACAGATTTTAGAAATGTAACGGAGTGGTATTTACATAAAGATATGAGAGATTATGTTGTAGGAGATTATAGTTCTTTACAACAGAAATTATTTGTAGCGGGAAAAGTTTGTAATCAATTGTCTTGGAATTTCAATGTTCAAGAGGTTGAAAACAATATAAAAATGATTGAGTATTTACCAGGTGATTTTTTTACCTGGCATTCAGATTTTAATAATGGTAAAAGTTCCACAAGAAAGTTAGCTATGATTATTCAGTTGTCAGACCCAAAGGATTATGAGGGTGGTTCAACACAACTAGCAATCCAAGACCCAAAAACATTAGAATTTTACGAGATGCCGAAAGAAAAAGGAACACTATTGGTATTTTGTCCTTTATTATTTCATAGAGTTACACCAGTAGAGAGTGGTGTTAGATATTGTATTCAAGAGTTTATGTTAGGAGATACCTTTGTATAAATATTTATATGCGAATGGTTGTAGTTGGGTTGATGGTGACGAACTTCAAGACAGAACTCAACAAAGATTTAGTAAATTATTATCTAACGATTTGAATCTGAAAGAAATAAATCAGGCTATAGCTGGTTGTAGTAATGAAACTATAATTAAAAATACTATGGATTGGATTTATAAGAATGAAAAACTTCTTGATGAAACAATATTTATTATAGGGTTTACAGCAGAGAGTCGCTCTAAATTTAATTGGAACTTTTATGACATAATAATGTTTCAAAGATTTTTAGAATCAATTGATGTAAATCATATACTATTTTTTTCATTTGGTAAATCACATAAAGATATTTTTTTAGATAACTTTACGGATAAACCATTTTATGAAGTGGTTTCTGAAAATACAAATAAAGTTTCTGATGCTTTTTGTGAAAACGGACACCCAAATGAAAAAAGTCATAAAAAGTTTGCGGATTATATAAAAGGATATATCAATGTATAAAAAAATAGATATGAACGAACTAAAATTGAATCAAAATTTTAGGTGGATTGTTACGAGAAAAAACTTTTTCTCTAATGATGAGTGTGCTATGTTAAGAAAATATATTGATGAAAACGCGGAGAGAAAACGAGGACACGAACTACCAGATTGGAAACAAAATGAGTGGGATTCAGTAAATTCAGACAAAAAAGTTGACGACTTAACAAAGTCTGAACATAGTATGAATTTTAAGTGGGGAGAGAATGAGTGTTTACTAAATATCAGTAGAAATGATGATGAAAAAATATTAAGTAAATTTTGGAACGCAATCACAATAGCAAACCAAGTTCATTTTAAATATGATATTACAGGTATTTACCATAATAGGATACAAGCTCATAGATACGACAAAAATGATTCCTATAATCCACACTCTGATTTTCATAATTACAAAGATTATAGTTCACTAAAATTAACTTGTATCGTATTTCTAAACGACGCTTCTGAGTATGAGGGTGGAGAATTTCATATGTTTGACGGAACAATTGTAGAACCAGAAATGGGTAAATTAGTTATTCACCCGGCTTTCGCAGGTCATCAAGTTACACCAATAACAAAAGGACACAGATATTCTTGTGTTTGTTGGGCGGTAGGAGATACTTTTGTATAATGGAAAGAAAAAAATTAAAAATAGCTCTCGCTTTATGTCCACAATGGTCTACATCAACACCATCATTCGCATTAGGTAGTCTTAACACTGCACTAAATAACGCAGGATTCACATCAACAAAACAATTTGATATCAATATGATGAGTTCATTGTATTTGATTGATAATTATCCAGACTTGTTTGAGAAATGGATTGTAGAAGACCCTTGGTCAACTAAAAAAGTTTTTAGAGAACAGATTATTCCTTTGTTTAAGGACTTTTGGTTTAATATCGTAGAGGAAATGTCAAAGTTTGATGTTGTAGCGTTCACAACATATTCATCTAACATAATGACAACAGACTTTTTAGCTAGATATTTAAGACAATTAAATCCAAATATACAGATTTGGTATGGTGGGCCGTTTTGTTGGTATGGAGAAAATGGTGGATTAGTTGAGGCTGGTATTAATCAAGATATTGGTGGTGGTGAAAGAAGTGAATTAGAAGAATCATTAGTCAAAGTAATGTATAGAGAATTTGTAGATGTTGGTTGTGGAACAAACGAGGGAGAGAACACCATTGTCGAGTTAGCTGAAAGTGTTGTAAGTGGTGATGATAGCTATGAAAATGTCAAGGGTATTTGGACTTGGGATAAATTACGACCGTCATTACCAACCGTATTACCAAAAGGCCGTAGTGGTAGGACACCAATCTATACAGGTATGTTAAAAATTATGAGGTTAAACGACTTGTCAACACCTACTTGGACGAAAGAAGTTTTGGACGGATACACAAAGTTAAGAAAAGAAGATTTGTATGTAAATGATTTTGGGCCAGAGCTAACACTGCCAATCCAAGGTTCAAGGGGTTGCACTTTTAAATGCACATTTTGTAGTGAGACAAGAATGTATAGATATAGAAGTCCTGAAAAACTCATAGAAGATATAATATTTTTAAATAAAAATTATGGTGCTAAGAATTTTTGGTTCACAGACTCACTAATAAATGGTTCCATAAAAAATTATAAAAAATTAGTGGATACTTTAAATGAATTAATTGACAAAGGTGAATTATCTGGAATCAGATATGGTGGATACTTTAGGACACATAAGAAAATGGGTGAAGAATTTTTTGATGAGGCGAGAAAGTCAGGATTAGTTTATATGAATATTGGTGTTGAAAATGGTGTTGCAAAAACATTAGGTTTAATGGAGAAAAGACAAACACCAGAAATTATTAAAGACTATTTGAACGCAGTCACAAAAGATGACCAGATTACATTTGACGCTGGTTGGATACCAGGATTTCCAAGAGAAACAAATGTTGACTTTGTTAGTAGTTTGAAATTTTTATTTGATGTTAAACATAATTTTAAGCCGGGTGTCGGAAGAAGTGGTAGGATTAATGTTATGAAAGGAACTGATGTATTAGTTGAAACACCATTAGCTACACAAAAAGATGTCTTTGGTATCTCAAGAAAAGAAAGTTTATTAAAAAATTGGATTAGTAATGACTACAAAAATAATATATTTAGTAGACACACGAGAGCACACTTAACAGATTATTTTCTAAAGATATTCAATATTAATCGTAGAGGATTAGTTATGGATATTGAAGAGTGGCAAAATCAAAATTCAGATGATTGGAAAAATTCAAAGATGCCAAAACCACAATCTTGGGCGTTGGATAAAACATATCATACATTTAAAAGTGGTGGTGTCAAAGAAAATATTACAGACGAAAAAATTTATAACACTTCTTGGTTGTCGCCTTTAAATGGAGACGAAACTTTTCAAGATACATTAGAAAATTCAATTATAGACCAAATAAGAGGTTTTTGTTGGGTATTACACAATCTACATAAAAATATTGATTTATCTTTTGATGTAGAGGATAATTTCAAAGTGTTTAACTTAAAAGACACAAGGTTTAATTTTAAGTTTAAGTTTCAAACAAATGAAAATTCAGACTTTAAATTAGACTTAGAGTTTAAAATTCACATTGATGAGGAAGACAAACCTTTTATTGATATTGAGGGTGTAGAGAATTTAAATGTTGATAGAACTTATAGAGTAAGTGGAAATTTCAATAAAACATACTCAATTCAAAATGATGAAGTAAAAGATTTATATTTAGATTCTATCAATTACAAAAAATACAATATAAGTTTACCAAGAACAGCTGTTACAAGTCAATGGTAAATAAATTACATTTTACTAAAATAGATTACTATTTATTAGTATCTAAGGTTATTCACAATGAAAACAAAAACACTATTTGACCACATAAAACAAATTACAAATGTTCAGAACCAACATTATTGGGAGAACATAACTGATGCAGATAAAAAAACTTGGTCGAATTATATGGTTCATAGATTTCTTTCTATGAAGCCGGAGTGGATTGAAGTCGTAAATGAAATTCAAAGATATTGGGAATTAGAACCTAAATCAGTATATCAGTTCTATACAAATATACTACCAAGAGGAAATACATATTTAGGATACACTAAATCTAAGAAGAAATCCAAGATAGAAAAGTGGGCTATGGATATATTATGTGATTATTTTGAAGAAAGTTCAGAAAATATTGAAAAAACGCTTGACATTATGGGTAAAGATGTCGTATATTCGATTGTATCCAAATATGGTGTAGATGAAAAACAACTAAAAAAAATATGGAGTAAAAAATGATTAAAGATACCCCTAAAGGTATGCCAGTGGAACCATCTGAATCAGAGTATTCTGATGTGATTAAATATATGGAAGAAACTTATCCTGAAATGACGAGTGAGTTTAAACAAATTCAAAGAGACCAGTATGAGTTATTTTGTAAAAAACAATACGACTACGGCCCACAAAATATTGCAGTGGGAACTATTCTAAAAACTAAAGAGGACATTAAATTATCATTGTTGGGTATTTGGTTCAGAATGAACGACAAGATAGAAAGAATGAAAACATTGTTATTGAGAAACGGAGAGAACTCAGTTGAGGGAGAACCCGTAACAGATAGTTTTTCAGATGTATCAAATTATGGAGTTATGGCACAAGTAGTGGCAAGAGGTAAATGGGCAAAATAAGTTATAGTCAGTTCGCAATGTGGGACAAATGTCCTTACACTTGGAAGTTAAATTATGTAGATAAAGCAGAAACTTTCAAAGGTAATATCTACACATTGTTCGGTAGTGCTATTCACGAAACTATTCAAGCATATTTAGTTTGTTATTATGAACGAACTATCAAAGAAGCAGATGAATTGCCACTTCACGATATATTGATTTATCGTATGAAAGAATTGTATAAAGAATCTAAAGAAAGATATGGTGATGAGTTTGAGGTTGACCAGAAAGAAATGATTGAGTTCACTAATGACGGATTCGCTATCATTGATGAGTTCTTGAAAAGAAAAGGTAGTCATTTCAAAAAGAAAGATACTGAGTTAGTCGGTATTGAGATGAACTTGAATTACAAACTACCAAAGAATCTAAGATTCGTAGGGTTTATGGATGTTGTTCTACACGACAAGAAAACAGGTCGTATGAAAGTCATTGATATCAAATCATCTACTATGGGTTGGAACAAGTATATGAAAGCCGACAAGAACAAAACTAATCAGTTGTTATTGTATAAACATTTTATGGCAAAACAATTAGAAATATCGGAAGATAAAATAGATGTTGAATATTTAATATTAAAGAGAAGATTATATGAGAATATGATTTATCCACAGAAAAGAATTCAGGCGTTCTCGCCCGCAAGTGGAAAACCAAGTGTTAATAAGGTTATGAATAGGTTACAAGAGTTCATAGATGAGTGTTATGATGATAAAGGTAAAATCATCGCACACGACTATGAAAAATGTGAAAAGCACTTAAAGTGCAGAAGTTGTAAGGATTTTTTTT